CGAGTGCGATACAAAGAACCGAACGCATCCACCACGACCCGCACCACCAAAGACGGTAACGTCGTGTACGAATGGGTAGCCGATTCGATTAGCGGTATCGTGCGAAGCATCAGCACTGCAGACAGTGACTTCGGCAAGCAGTGGCGAATTGTCATTGAGGACGATCAGCGGTACATCCTGAATGTCAAGTACACGTCGAGCTATGCCAAGACGATCATCCTGGCACTGTGCAACCCGACCTTCGATGGCGCTTTGCCTGTTAAGATCGTCCCGTATTCGTTTTCACCAGACGACAACCCAAAGAAGACCATTATCGGAGCTACCGTTTACCAGAACGGTAACAAGCTGGAGCGTCCGTATTGCACGTCCATGCGTCCTGATCCTGCGAAGACGCAATTGCCTGATTTGGAAGTTATGATGGTAAACGGCCAGACGATGTACGATAGCACAAAGCAGCTTGCATTCGTCGAAGCCGAACTCGCAAGTAAGGTCACGCCGAAGCTGAGTGAAACGAAGACGCAGGCCACGACTGCCATGCCAACCACCACCACCGTGCCGGTCGTCGATAGTGAAGACGATGGCTCTTTACCGTTCTAAGGGGCCTGTCATGAAAACAGGATTCAAAACATACCGGCCCGGAGTGTTTTACAAGTATCTCAATGATCGCCACTGCCACGTCTGGGGACGCATTCCCAGCCTGACCGATGACGGAACGAAATACACCACAACGCATGAGTACGTCCCCCCAGGTGGGGACGTGCTCGCGGCTCTGGTTAGGGTAGCCGCCGAAGTCGATCAAGCCCGTAGCAAGACTTTAGCAGAGCGACGCGAGGCTATTGAGCAACGTGTACTCAGCGAAGTGCGGGGGCAAATATCAGACATGGAATTCATGGAACAGGTGCGAAGACGTGTCGAAGCCGAACGCACCGAAGCCCTAAGACAACGCGCGGCGAATGACGTGCAGACGGCATTGCAAGCGCTGGGCATTGATAAAGACACCGTAGCGCGTGCGTATCAATACCAAAACGTGTACGGGCAACTCGCAACTAATCCGTTCGTGAGGTGATGCGATGCCAATCGATTCTAAAATTCAAGAGCTCGCCGCAGCCGATCCGGCATTTGCAGAACGCTACCGGGAGGCTAAGGAGGCCGGTATTCAAGATGCTGAAATCCTGTTATACGAACGCACCGGAGGCGCAGCCCAGCACCTACGGCAAGGTCTGGCCATCCGTGGTGAGGCGCACTATAATGCCAACGGTAAGATTTACTGGGCGGTGCGCATTACCGACCGGACACGTAAGCAGGCGGCTGGTAAACATCCACCGTCACGGACTATTACCCTGCCGAACAAAAGGGAACGAAACAAGTCATGGATGCAGCGTATACCGATGTATCACGAGATTTGTGTGAAACAGATGAGTAATGCAGGGGGACAGCCATGAAATCAAAGTGGGCCACCAGACTCATATACACCGACCAGGCTGCTGCAATGTTTCGAGAACGTGCACAGTCTGCAAGGCCCTCAGCACCCGACATGAGAATCTACTTGTATGCCGACCACAAGAACAATCACGGCAGGATTCAAGAGGTCTTCGACTACATGCGTTCGGGGGAATGGCTGACCACCGTCATGGCTCGTGAGCTGTGGAAGATGTCACCGACCGTCCTGAGGTGGTGCATCGCAACGCTGCGGAAACGTGGTTACCAGGTCGAAACTGAAGTCATCAAGTATACTGCCAAGTATCACGAATACTATACACAATTCCGGCTTAGCACATGGGAGCCGAAAACTACGGAGTTTATATGAACAACAAACGCAAAACGGTGACGCTATGATCGACGCACCAGCCCGATACCAAATCGTCAACGCTGACGATTACACTGTGCACAGTCAATACCCTACCCTCAGCAGCGCCGAAGCGCGGTGCGAACAGCTAAATCGTTTTAAGGACGTGCCGTTTCCGCAGTGGATCGTCGTTGAAGTCGATAGCGATGATCAGGACGACGACCACGTTGTATGGGGGCATGCATGAAAGTTTACTGTTTGATGTGGGATGATTATGAATCAAGCGATCTGTGTTCAGTCTACACAACCTGGGAGCAGGCATACGACGCAGCGAAGTCTTTACCTCTTCACGGGCTGTTTAGTATTGACATACATGTTGTAGATCAAGGCCCAAGTGGGTTTTCTAAGTGGATAGGAGAACGCAAATATGGCTGTGACTTTACATACGACCAAGAGTACAGCCGTGAGGTTGACCCATCGGAGGCTACGCCATGAAACGCTATGCCGTCCGTGTTGCTGAGGTCATCGGCTACCTCACGATTGCGGCTTTGACCTTTGCCATGATGTACGCACTATTGCACGTCGTCGACACTATTTCGACAGTTTACATAGCAATTACGGGGGACTAATGCAATTCAGACTTACAGTATCACGGGAGGTCATAGGCAAGGCCTCCCGTGAGGATTTTTTGGCACTGTCGGATCGTCTGCAGTCGGTCGAAATGACCATGTACGATTTGCATGATCATCTGGCGGTCAAAGGCCATGCGATATGCTGCGCTGACCTCGTGGCGAACGAAAAGACGCAATACTGCCATAGGACAGTCGCGTCTTTCAAGTCTGCGCAGATCGTCGGTGTCGATGTTGATCACGGCAAAACGGCATTCGAAACGTTAAAGGACGATCCGTTTCTTGCCGCCAACGCCGCGTTCGCTTACACCACGGCAAGCCATACATCCGAGCACCCGCGATACAGGATCGTTTTCATACTGGATGCGCCCGTACGTAGGGTTGAGGAATACAAACGCGTTGTAAGCGTTCTGTGTGCACGCTACGAAGGTGATACGAACACGCGCGACGCCGTGCGGATATGGTATGGCAACCCGCAAGCCGAAACGATTTGGTTTCGAAAGACGATCGGCAAGGCTGTCATAGATGAGATGGTCGGGGAAGACGACGAAGCCCACTCCAGCGAAGTACAGTTCGAAGCATTCAAAGACCGCGACCTCACAATAGACGATCTACGCCAGATGTTGGCTTTCGTACCGCCGCATCAGGAGCACCTCGACTGGAAACGCACGGTGGCCGGTGTGTTCAACTACTACGGATGTACGGATGAAGTCTGCCAGGCATTAGAGAAGTGGTCACCATCTACCATCCCTTATCGCAAGCTATATGCCAACAGGCTGACGAAAGTCGGCATCGGCACGGTCATTTACATAGCAAAGAAACACGGCTACCAGCCGCCAAAAAACATGATGCGCGATGCCCCGACGACGGCGATCGAGGCATACGACGCGGCCGAATCGTGGCTGCTGGCAAGTGGGCAGTTTCGGTATAACGACGTCACGCTGTGCGTCGAATACAAAGACGTCCGTGAACAGGAATGGGAACCGATGTCGGACTATTATGTTCACTCGTGCCTACGCAAGATGCGGGCTTCGGGGATCAAGATACCGTCGACGAAGATATGGGAGATTCTCCTATCGGACTTCGCGCCGCGATTTAACCCGATAATAGACTATTTCGAGAACCTGCCGGAATGGCGTCCAGAGGATGCTGATCACATCGGAGCGCTGGCCGCTTGTCTGCCTGTCGATACCAACAGTCATTACCCTGCTGAGGTCATCAGCAGGTTCAATGATGGCATCATTCGCAAGTGGCTTGTCGGGGCCGTGGCGTGTGCTATTGACAATCACCCGAATCACCTGATGCCGATCTTGCAAGGAGCTCAGGGTGTCGGCAAGACGCGATTCATTCGGTATTTGTGCCCCGATGCGCTTCGCAAGAATCATTATTACGAAGGCAGCATCTCAGGGGAGAAGGACGATAAGCTAGTCCTGGGCTCTTCCTTCATAGCAGTGGACGACGAACTCGAGTCGATGAACAAGCGCGAAGCCGAAGCAATGAAGGGCATTATTACGAAGGCTTCCGACCGTGTTAGGCCTCCTTATGGAAGGGCGTTCGTGACCATCAGACGCATCGTGTCGTACATCGGGTCTGTCAATAGGCGCAACTTCCTTAGCGACGAAACCGGATCGCGCCGGTTTCCGGTGATTGCATTAGGTGGGCACGTCGATATGGCAAAGGTCATGGCGATCTCCATCGACAAGGTATGGGCACAGGCCTTGCATCTGTACAGCACGCGGTTCCCTTATTGGCTGGATGCTGAGGACATCGACTTGCTGAACGAGTACAACAAACCGTTTCAACAGAACACTATGACCGATGACCTTGTCGAAATATACGTCAGGGCGGCGACTGTTGAGGGACGGCCGAAGACGGCGACGGATGTTGCGCATGAGATCTCCAGCATCTTGCAAGGTATCGGTAGGTTCCTATCTGTCGATGCTCGAACGGTGGCGGCGATGGGCAAATCGCTCGGCAAAGCAGGGTATCTAAAGACCTCGAAACGGTACGAAGAGAAGGTCATCCACGGGTATCAAGTGGTCGTGTCTGCTAATCATCAGGTCAAACTAGTGGAGGGCCAACGTGAGCAAGATTCGCTCTAAAATTGCGGGGATTCAGCAGAAATACGGACACGATGGCGAGAACTACCAAAATTTTTCCCGTACTGTTATGGGTCAGGGTGGTGATACGTATAACTACGTAGTCGAGCCGCAAGTGTCTGCGTTGTCAACGCCTTGCGAGGATCAGTTAACACCATCTGTTACCCCTTGTTATACCTTAAAACATAGTTTGATAGATTCTGTAAAAGAAATCTATAGTAATAGTCTTAGAAACGATGTATTTACCGATAACAGGGGTAACAGGGTAGAACAGGATCGGTGGGAGACTTGGTTCGCCAGGCGTCACAACTGCGAGATGGGCGACGCTTTCGAGCCTCAAACCGAGGACATCCTCGAGATGGTCGGCTTTGACTTGCAACCTGCTGAACTGATCCCTGCCGATCAGGTACTTGCCGCCGCGGATCATCTGCGAAGCGTCGGAGACCGTCAATCCACGATTGCGATGATGACGAAGTCAAATATCGATCGGTTCGTCTGGAGTGTTGATCCAATCACCAACCGATGGGTGTGCCATGCTGAATTCGAATGACGACGACCTTCACAAATTGATTTGGGAGGCCGATGAACGTTCCGAACGTACTTCGGCTAGGGTCAAGGCAGAAAAACGCAACAGCGGGGCTGGAAACGGCCAAAAAAGGCCATTGCGTGAACAGGACATCCAACGAAATATTGCTGGCGGTCTCGAAAAGCTCGGTTTTTTGGTCGTGCGGATCAATTCGAGCACGATGGAAGCTGAATCTGGGACGCGGCTATCGTCGTATCGCGTGACGAACATCAACGCCACTGCCGGGCACTCGGATTTGGTGGTTTACAAGAACGGCAAGGCCGTGTTCTTAGAAGTCAAACGGCCGGAAACACGCAACCGGCTGTCAGAATCTCAGGTTAGGTTCCGTGACTGCTGCCACCGGTACGGCATGGTTTATCTCGTGGTGACCAGTTTAGACGAAGCTGTTAAGGCATTGCAAATAATAGGGGATAGGCAATGACACCAACCCAAACCACATACAACGACATCATGCAACGCGCTGCCACGCTATGCGATATGGACGTCTACGAAGCCCACAACGGCAAGACCCATAACGCAGCCCGTGCCCGTCGCATTGCCTGGTTTGTGCTAAATGAGCACCTCGGATGGCCACGTAGGGTGATCGCTCGACATTGCAAGTGGAATCGCATTACAGTCACGATGGGCATCGAAGTCGTAGCTGATCTCCCGTCGCAGTCTGACGAAGGTCAGATAATCCAAGCCCTGATAAAATCCCTACATGGTTAGGTTTTCATTTGGATGTTACGGTAGGTTTGTGTATTGACTAACGAGGGCAAAATGCCGGGCGGAAGACCACGTGAGTACAACTGGGAACGAATACAGCCGTTGATGGCCGAAGCCGTTGACCGGGGTATGTACATTGAACAGCTGGCAACTCACCTCGGAATCCATGACGAAACCGTGCGCGAATGGGAGAAGATTTACCCCGAGTTTTCCGCCGCGGTTAAAGATGTGCGCCTCGCTTGCAAGCATCGTATCGCCTCACTACTCGACGACCATGCTACGGGCAACATCGAAAAGGGCAACGGCTCAGTCGCCATCTTCATTGCCAAGAACGTACTCGGCTGGCGGGATCGCCAAGAGGTAGAGCAGACTGTCAAGGGCGAACAATCCATCACCGTAACCATTGGCGGGGCACGTCAGGACGAAGACGATGCCGAAGCGCATTGATCTCAGGTTCGAACTGCATTCTGGCCAGCAAACCGTATGGGGTGGGCGCAGGCGTTTTAACGTCGTAAACTGCGGACGTCGGTGGGGCAAGACAGTGCTGGCCGAGGCGGCATTAGGTGACATGATTACCACGGGCAAGCCTGCGGCGTACTTCGCCCCGACTTACAAGATGTTGATGGAAGTCTGGCGCACGATCAAACGCGACTTCCGAGATGTGATAGCAGAAACGAACGAGTCTGAAAAGCGCATCACGTACATCAACGGTGGTCAACTCGACATGTGGTCGCTGGACAACTTCGACGCGGTGCGTGGTAGGAAGTACGGCCGGGTGATCATTGACGAAGCTGCTATGGTTCCCGATTTGGAGGAGGCATGGACGATGGCCATACGTCCAACGCTATCCGACTATCGTGGTGATGCGTGGTTCTTCTCGACACCGAAGGGCCGTAACTACTTCTATCATTTGTCAGAACGTGCGAAGACAGACGAGGTATGGACGTACTGGCAGATGCCTACGTCCGCTAATCCGTTCATCGCCGCTGACGAAATCGACGCGGCACGTACCGAGCTCCCATCTACCGTGTTCGCACAAGAGTACCTTGCCGAGTTCATCGACGTTCAGGGGGCTCTCATCAAACGTGAGATGATCACGTATATGGACAGCTCGTCTGTCCCGTCTGGCCTAAAGATCGGCATGGGCGTTGACCTGGCTATTTCCAAATCCGAAACCGCAGACTACTCAGCTATCGCCGTCATCGGCTACGATAAGGATTCAGGCCGTCGGTACGTGCTGGACATCTGGCGTGGCAAAGAGGGCTTTCACGAAATCGTCCAAATGATAGTTTCGATGGCGGCCAAATGGAACCCGCAGCGCATCAACATCGAAGCCGTGCAGTATCAAGTGGCCGTGGTGCAAGAGCTACTCCGCAAGACATCCTTGCCCGTCCGCGCCGTCAAACCAGAGCGCGACAAGGTGACACGATTCCAAGGCCTGCACGCTCGCTACGAACAACTGCTTGTCTCTCACGTGCGAGGGCTAACACCTGAGTTCGAACGTGAACTGCTTTCATTCCCCGAGGCCGACCATGACGATATGGTCGACGCGCTCGTTTACGCCGAGCTTGCCGCGGTGAAATCCGTAGGGGCCGGTGCTGTGCTACTCTAACCAACCAACGCCATGAGTCTAATACAACGCTTTAAAGAGTTCATCTCCCCCGACGGCCAGCGTGCCGTCAACGACCTTGCTCCCATCCTCACGACGACGATGTGGACGCGGCATAGTTTCACACCGGTGACGGACTTCCCAATGGCCTTGCGTATGTGGAAGTCAAACCCGATTGCGCAGGCGTGCACGATCACGTACTCGCTTATGATGCCGGAAGCGCAGATCGGCGTCATTACACCGACGGGCTACGACTTCCAAGCGCCGGTGATCGGTATGCTTACACGCAACAACTGGCGTATCGTGTTCGGTGAAATTCTGACAATGATGTGCGTCGGTGGCAACGCTTACGGTTACAAGCTACGCAACGCATCGGGAGCGGTTATCGGTATGCGATGGTACTCGGATCAGTACTTCGCCCCTATCGATGACGGCTATGGCGATGTTGCTGCGTATCACTATTGGGACGGTGCAAAACTGTACATGATCGACAAGGCTGACGTCGTGCACATCCGCGGATTCTGGTATGACCCGGGCAAGCCGCTTGGTGGTGCAAGCCCTGTGGCCCTCGCCAGCGAATCCATCGAAGGTTTCAACGAAGCCGCTTCGACGGTATTCAACGTGCATAAAAATGACGCTGTGCCGAAGACGACGATCCTGCTGAACGAAGAGGCATCACCCGAACAGATCGACGTAATGGAGCGCACCTTCAAACGGCGCTATGGTGGTAACAAACGTGGTTCGGTAGGTGTGTTGTGGGGTGTGCAGGACATCAAACGTCTTGCGCTGGACTATGACGAAATGGGGCTTC